ACATTAGCTAGACGCTCAATTTGTTCTGAGTTAAAACTAGACGACAAAGCCAAGTTAGCAGAAGTTGCGGCTTCTACTAAACTAAGTTGTCCTTTTGTGATTTTTTGGAGATTATTAAGAATTATGTCGCCACTCTCACCAATATCAGAAGCCAATGTTCTGATACCTGCGAGAGTTTGTTCAGCTTTAGCAGCTCTAGATAAGGCTGTAAAAGCAGCTGTCACAGCAAAGATGTTAGCAGCAATACCAGCATAAGCGGCAACTAAACCACCTAATCCATTTGCTTGAGCAGCAAATTGACGACTAGCAGAAGCAGAAGCCTGTCCAAGTCTGGTTTGAGCACGACCTATACTTTCGGTATCTTTAATGACGTTTTTAGCGCCTTTAGTACCGAATTCTGTTTCAATTTGTTTAATTACGCCGCCTGCCAAATTATGCTCTCTTTGCTCGGCTCATTTGTTGAGCTTGTTTTTGTTTTTCAGAATAGTAAGTTTGAAGTTCTGACTCTGCTAATTGTAACAGTTCAAAAACTTCTCGTCTATTATCAATTTCGTAAATATCCATAATAGCCGATAAACCTGCATAGTCTTTCCCTAACCAGGTTCCATTCATGCCATCCCAATTATCAGGCAGAGACCTTAAAACTAGTAAAGCAGCTTGTGCTTCATATGTAAGCTCAGATGGGTCTTTTGGAAGTTGCTTCATATCAATTTCCCAACCCATCTGCTCACACATAGCTATATATTGGTCAGCAGTCATACCTCCAGCGTGTAATTGATGCCGAAGGTAATCTGTTAGTTTTTTGCTGCGTCTTCTGCTTTTTTCTTAGAAAACTGCTCAAAATCATTCATACAGTCCGTAATGAACTGATCAAAGATTGAAGAGTTTTTGAGAAGTTCAATAGCATCATCTTCAGTGTAGTCTACATCTTCATTAGGATCCATATCAGAAATATCTACAGGAACTAATACAGGAAGATGCTTGGCTTTTAAACCTTTCCATCCAACGATAGACTTTTCAGCATAATGTTCAAGAAATTTGTCATTATCAATTTCTTCTTCACGCTGACGAGTACGTTTATTGAATTTAAAAGTTAAAGATGCGTTGCGAACTTTCATTAGGTCTTCGCGGGTGAGATAGCGAATATTTACTTCAAAACCATCAATGTCTGGGAATGCGACCCAGGCAGTGGTTTCTTTGGCAATAAGATTTTTGATTTTACTCATGATTTCCCCTCATAAAGCGAGTGCCCATCACGAATCTGCTTGTCAAAGGTGAGGGGGAACCTTGATTCGCAAGTGACGGGCACTCTTCTGGTAAAAATGTTAATGTTCCCCCTCAGAAACATTATATTTTATTTAGCTCTTTTGAGCAAAGATGGTGACTTCACCACCTGCGCCTTTATTGGCAGTTGTTTCTTGAGCCACAAAGTTGACTGACATTGAAATAACATCTTCAACAGCCAGTACTGGGAACTCAAATTGACATGCATCAAGCTGGAATGCTACGTAAGGAGCAGTTGTTCCACCGATGATAAGGTTTGCGTTTGATGTTTGTGCGGATGCTGTACGTGAATCATTCGCAATGTTACGCAAGAATTGAGCTGACTCAGTATCTCCAGCACGAAGATACATTGTAGCAGAACCAGTTACGGCACGAGTACCGGTGAACTGACCAATAGGCTCATTAAGAGCAGCAAGTTCTTCTGGTGTTAAGTAAGTGATATTGTTGTTGTAATCAAAGCTCAAAGCTGTGACTGGGAATGTATATTTAACATCTGCACCAGCAGCTGTTGGCTTGTGATGGAATTCAATAGCACTCAAACGATTCTTAATGAATGAGTTAGTTGCAATTGAGCCAGCAACATTCATCTGATTAAATGGATGATAAGCAGCTGTTACTGTAGCTTCACTAACATTAGAGTTAGCATCAACAGAAGTACCACTGTTAAGAACACCACCAAATACTGACACAGCATTGTCACGTGGACTACCTGTCAGTTCTTTAAGAGTTGTACCGAACCCGGTCCATGTTACTGTAGCAATTTCTTCAATACCAGCGTCAACAGTTGCCTGATTGACTGTAGCATTAGAAACCTGATAGAATACATTGTCTAATTTAAAGTACATGTGGTTTTCTTGCGCAGTAGCAAAATTAGAACGAGTTGAGTGCGAACCTGTAGCAGCTGCTACATTGGTAGTTTCAAGCTTACCTGTATTCCAAACAGATTGTTCATTTGTGCCAGAAGCTGGTGCGGTATTAGATACCAGGGCTTGCCACATAAACCAGTCAGCAACTGGTTTAGCATTACCTGTTTGAGTAGTGCCAGCGCTTGATCCATCTGCGGCGGCGCCAGTGATTACACCAGTTGGGCGAAGGTAAACCTGAAGGTTCCAATCAACTGGATTAATAGCAGTATTAAAACGCTGCTGTGAGCGATCAGGGTTTGTACCTGATTCAAGGCTAGTAATGTCCTGTGTTGCAGCTGATGATGAAGCAGCAAAACCTGCCAGCACCTCTAATTTCCAAGTATTTTGTGGAGTCATAGCGGTAACGGCAGCACCGTTTACTAAATCAACGGTGGACAAGAATACCTCTGAATTTCTTTGCAAATTAAGAGATGCCATCTTTTTTTCTCCTTAGTTTTCTAGTCTGTATGAGACTGTAGTTTGAACCTCTGCTAATCCGTAAGGAATTGCTAATCCTTCATCAGTTGAAATATTATCTATAGTTATATCTAATATTCCCTTATCAGGATTATCCCCTAAAGAATAGATGATATGTTCAATATCTTGAATTAAATCATCTGCGAGGCTTTGAGAATTAT